ATCCCCTTCGAGCTCATAGATCGTATGATTATAAGTAGTTGGGATCATGTCTTCTGGGTCTGTCACCGTCTTCCTAATTAATTGTGGCAATTTAAATTCTTTCCATTCCCAACTCCAATCGTCGTCGATAAGTAGATACCCAGTTTTAACTTCAGTTCTATGAAATTGTGTACTCATAGGACTACCTGGATATACTATATTTAACTGTGTATTAGAGTGACTATGTAAATCTCCTGCAAATACTACAGGAAACTGAGATAACCTTGCCAAGTCTATCTCTGGAGTCACGTGGGGTGGTATTGAACCTCTTACGTGTGTAAATAATGGTTTTCTGACGTCTAAATCGACAACAGGTTTCCACTTTTTGTGTAAGTCACAATAGGGAAGAATACTAAAATCGTCCCTTTTGTCTGTGTAATCCACTATTTCTACAAGAGGATTAAGTTTTGTACTTGCATTTTTTAACTGTGTAAAGAACGTTTTATTCTTTCTAGTTGCTTCATGGTTTCCATCAAATATTATTGTTGGAATTTGTACTCCACTTATAAAGTCAAAGTATAACTCTAACTCTGGCATTGAGGGGAGTCTATCAAATAAATCTCCCCCAATGATATGCAAATCGACTTCTGTTTCAAGTTCTTTGACTTGACTAAAGAACTCATAATATCTATTACGAGCCCATTCTACAGGCACATTTTTCTGCCCGAGTTTCAAATGCCAATCTGCTGTAAATAGGATCATGCTACGAAGTCATCTCCAGGTTGCCAGTCACAGCCAGTGAGTCCACCAGCTTTAAGTGCCTGTAATGTTCTTAAGATTTCTTCTGCGTTTCTTCCTGTATCTAACGCATTAACTGATACGTGTTGGATTGTAGCATCTTCATCAAGTATGTAAGTAGCCCTGTAACAGACTCCTTCATCTCTATTTACTATATCTAGTTCTTCAGATACTGCTAAACCACAATCCGCTACGAGAGTGTGTTTGATACCTTGTATAAGTTCATTGTCTTGTTTCCAAGCTAATTTACAAAATTCGTTATCACCACTAATACCAACTACGTTACAGTGATTAACTAAAGTATCAAATGCCGCTATTTCTGTAGGGCATATAAAAGTAAAGTCCTTTGGGTAGAAATAGATTACTGACCAATCGCCATAAAGACTATCGCTATCAAACGTAACCATATTATTATTTCTATCTACACCATTTAGTAGAAACCCATCAGGGAATTGTTCTCCAACTCCTAACATTACCACTCTCCTTCGTTTTCAGTTTTTTTAAATTCTGCTTCGACTTCTGCAGGAGCATCGCTTGATCCTGCTCTAATTCTGTCTAGCAATTCTTTTTGAGCATCAGCACTTGGTCTAGGGAGAACCTCGTCCATTGACTTGAGTTCTTCGATTTTACCTTTTTCTTCGTCTGTTAATGCTCTAGTTTTGCATCTAAGTACTTGTAATTGATACTCTACATTAAATGCCATTGGACCAGTTTTAACTCTTTTAAAGTGCACGTCCCAACCAGTTTCAGCGTCGGTAGGGTCGCCTAAATCTTCAGCTGCAAGCATGATTTGCTCAAGCAACTTTTTCTTTAGATTTAGAACTTTAACTTGTCCATCTTTGGGGTCAATACATTGTATTGCGTAAGACCAACCACACTTCATTTCAGGGTAGTAGTCTTTTACGTGATCCTTCTCTTTATTATCAAAGGTTTCTGTAGAACGATTGAAGGATAAACATTCCATAGGAATATTTTTTGCGTTCTCACCTTTTACCCAATATACATATCTAGGAAGTATGTCACCTACCATTCTGACAACATTGTCTCCGTCTTGATATTGAAATTGGTTTATGGAAGACTTCTTAGCCTTCCCTTCTAATTGTGCAAATTTTAATGCCATTTTATTTTTTCTCCGTTTGTGACTTCTCATAACGAAAATGAATATGTCCATCTTCAATTTTAAGTAGTCTGTTCTTTTTTATTATAGGCTGAAGTTGTTTCGGTACTCTTTCTACCTCAATTGTTAATTTATTATGTATTATATATTCGTTGTAACTTCTATAAGATGCTACTCCAATATATGCTGCCCATTCCGAATCTGATGCAGTCTTTCGATACTTATATATTGCTTCGGGGTTCACTAGAAAACTATCTCCTGTGTAATCCTTTCCGTAAAACTTGAATAATCTATCTCTCTTACTCGTAGGTGGATAATTATAGGTTACATACCATGTTATCAACAAGATGTCTGATACCTTG